TCGTTGAATAATACTTGAGTGTTTGCTCCGCCAACTGTTATGTTACCAGAAATATTACCAACAACATTTCCAAGGAAATATTGAGCAAAAACATTGCCAGTTGCAGCAAGATTTCCAGTGACATTGGCGCCTACAGGTGTGATGGCAAAAACATTGGCAACACCACCCACATTGGCCAAGATGTTACCACCTGCAGCGTCAATTCTGACATTTGAGCTGCCGTTGTTGATGTTGGCAACTGAAGTAATAATTCCAGTTAGAAAATAGCCGTTACCTTGATAGAAGCTGGCACTGATGTTACCGCTTGTTGTAATATTACCAGTGGCATCAATTTTTCCTGGTGTTGTTAAATTGCCACCAGAAACATTGGCAGTTGCAACAACTTGCCCTGGTGTAGTTAAATTGCCACCTGAAATGTTACCATCGGCAGTTACTTTTCCTGGTGTATTTAGATTGCCACCAGAGACATTGGCAGTTGTTGTGATGTTTCCAAGTGCAGCAACTTGACCAGCTGTGATTATGTTCCCACCTGTGACATTGCCGGTCGCTGTTAATATTCCGCCTGTGAATAAGTTACCACCGGTTATATTGGCATTTGCTGTTACTGTGTTTGCTGATAAGTCGTTGACTGTTAAATTGCCAGTGGTGGTAAGATTGCCGGTGACATTGACATTGCCAGTAATATTGCCTTTAAATATTGCATCACCAGTTACTTCTAATCTACCAATGTTGGCAGTTCCGGCTGTGGTTAAATTGCCGCCGGTGACATTGGCTGTTGCTGTAAGGCTAAACACTTGTAAGTTACCACCAGCGGTGATGTTACCAGTGATATTGATGTTACCTGAAATATTGGCAATACTGGCATTGCCAGTTACGTTTAGATCAATAGTACCTATGCGATTGCCGGATGTAATATTGCCTGCGCTGAGATTGGCAGTAACTGAAGTGTTACCTGTAATTTGTGCAGTGCCATTGACTGTGGCGTTGCCAGTAACTGCCAACGTAGCAATATTGGCCGTACCAGTTGTGGTTAGATTCCCACCTGTGATGTTACCGGTTGCACTGATCAATCCTGCAGTGGTAATATTAGCGCCAGATAGATTTCCTGAAATAACAGCATTACCGCTGGATTGTATTCTACCAACGTCGGCTAGTCCAGAGGTACTCAAATTACCGCCACTGACGGTACCAGTTGCAGAGATTATTCCTGCAGATGTAACATTACCGCCTGTGACATTGCCAGTTGCGGCAACATTGCCAGAACTTGACATATTACCACCAGTGATATTGGCACTAGAAGTAATATTGCCAGTGGCTGAAACCAATCCGCTTGAAATTAAGTTTCCACCATTGACATTGGCGCTTGATGTAACATTTCCGGTTGCACTGACAAATCCAGTGGCAGTGATGTTTACTGCAGATATATTGGCACTGGCAATAATAGACTGCCCTGACAAATTACCAATAGTTACATTGCCATAGTTGTTGACTGTGACTATTTCGTTGGCAATTGTGACATCTATGGCCATCAATAGATTGGCAGCACTGTTGTCAAACCCAATAAACGCCGATCGTTCAATATTGTTGTAATACCAAAGTTGTTCGCCGCGATCTTTGCCGTCATTGGTAATCAATGGTGTGTTGTTTGCACCGCGACCAATGCCCACAATAGGATCTTGAATGTTGAGATTAGTTACATTGATGTAATTGACATTGCCTTGAACGGTTAAGTTACCTGTGATGATTGAATCACCTGCTACTGTCAAGAGACTAGTGGCTTTGTTAAATGTCAATGCAGTATTACCAGCTACTAATCCACCGTCGTTGAATAAAATCTGTGTGTTGGCACCTGGTGATCTAATGTTTGCTGCATCAATGTTGCCAATAAACCATGCGGCAGAAACGTTTCCGCTGAAATTTGCTGTAGTCAATGTAATAGAGTTTGCCCACACTCTATTGCCATTGCTTTGTATGGTAAGGATGCTGTTGGCAACACCGTTGCCTAAATTAGGTTCAGCTTGACTTAATGATAGATATTGATAACGATCGCCAGTGAGTTGATTTAACGGGACGACTGGAACACGGCCGCTGAGCAGTTTTGGTCCGTTTGCCATATTATCCTGCCAAAGATTCTAGTAAACTCAAAGTCAATTGTCCACAACTTGGATCAGCAGACTTGATCTCAAAATTTTCACCAAATGACAATACCAATCGTCCCGTCAGCACAGTTATAGAATCTCCGGTTGGGCACAAGGCATTTCTAACCAACGATGTTGAACTTGTAGCGTTTGATACATTGGCAGAAATAGTGATGGTGCTGTCAGTAATATTGCTGACCTGAGCCAGTAATATTACCGTGGCATACCCCAACGGTGGTGTGTAGATTGGTGTCATTGTGGTGGTCAAGTTCACCCTTACTGTTTTAAATACATTTAATGCGCCTGCCATAATTTTTCCTTATCTAATACTTATGATGATTCTGATAGGGCCAAGATGTAGGGTGTCATTTGAGCAAACAGGGCTTTATAAAAGTAAATACCCTCAATTGTTCCTTGCGCTTGGTTAATTGTAAAACCAGAACCAACTTTAAAATTACCTTTTTGATCGGTACTTGTAAATGTTACCACTGCACCGTTGGTTGCAATCACCTCATTTGCTGTAATTGGTATGCCGCCATATTGAGGCAATGCAGTTGCAGGATTGGTACCAGCACCAACATATTCAAACGTATGAGCACTGGCTATAATTGCACTGCGAACAAAAAATTCAACATTGGTACTTGGCGCAAGATTGGCCACGTATACTTCTTGAATCAGTACTTCAGATGTGGTAGCATCTATAGGTATGATTGTGTCAATAGTATAGTATTCTGGATCACCGGCAATTTTCATCACAGTATTGACCCATGGTCTACCGTTGGCTAGTCCATTGATAGTGAATGCTCCGTTGACACTGTATCCCACAGTATTGCCTGAAGTCTGTAAAACCCCAACGCCGTCAGCCACCAGTCCATAATTTCCAATGCTACAGTCACTGCCGTTGAGAGTACAGAACCCACCTGATTCAACTTTGATACCAATGTCACAGGCAATGGTATAAATGTTGACCAATTGGCTATATCCACTGTTGAGTATGTAAATTCCTCTACCGCCACGATTGATGATTGTGAAAAATCCCACAATCATTGCTTTGGTGCTAATTGCACTGACCAAATTACCATCAATTTTGACTGCGGTACCTGTGGTAGTAGCACTGGTTAAATTCTGTATATACGGACTGACAAATACATTCTGCGTGGGAGTTGCAGGATCGTAGCTAAATCCGTTGGCCAAATAATTTCTAATAGTGATGCCCCAGACATAAGTGGCATTGCACATATAAAATAAATCACTGGCCGGAGTCTGTGGTATCACTGAAACTGTTCTTAAGTCAGTTCCAATTAAACTAACATTTGCCGGGATAGTTATAGGATTAGCTTCAGTATAAGTTCCTGCTGCCACATGAACTGCAGTACCTGCCGTGGCCGCAGCCATTGCTGCTTTGATGGTCAAGAATGGTGTATTGAATCCGCCGTTGTTGGAATCACTGCCGTTCTTGGCCACATAAAGTTCGTTGGTACTGGCTGGAATTTTTCCAATGAAATTTCCAGTAGTGATGATGTTGCCTGTATTAGTGAATACGTTTGATGCTTTGTCAAATGTCAGTGCCGGCGAACCATTGGCTCTGCCAGAATCATTGAATATAACCTGTGTGTTTGCACCTGGAGCAGAAATATTACCTGTGATATTTCCGGTGACATTTAAATTTCCTTGAATATTTGCTGCAGTGGGTGTAACTGTGATAACATTACTGATACCGCGAACATTAAAAACAATGTTTCCGTTGGCCTCTTGAATGGCAACTGTGGTATTCCCAAACACAATATTGTTTGCTGATTCTGCTACTACCCCAGTCAGTAAACGACCGTTTCCATAATAATAGTTGGCAGAGATGTTACCAATGGTATCAAATCCACCGGTTCCCAAGTATAAGGTATTGAATCTTAGAGTTGATGTGCCAAGATCGTAAACATCGTCTACCCTGGGCATAAACGAAGAATTGGTTTGAACTACGCCAATTCCTTTGGGTCCTAGTATGATGTTACCATTGAGCTGAGACGTAGAAATCGTATTGTTGGCAATAGCAATGTTGCTGCCCACAGGACCAGCAGCATAGATTTCTGTAAAATTGTCATTGGTTTTAATGAACGCGGTGCGTAACGGATCACCGTCGCCATTGTCAGGCTGATTTCCAACGTTGATAATTTGTTGTGACATATTTTTAGCTTCCCGCTATATTTAGCGAAAAACTTATACTACATTTTGACGTTGGAACGTGGGTTACACCGTTAAAATTGCACGTTACGGCGTTGTATTGTGGGTCGAGGATACACAGACCCACTGGCAGGTCTCAGCCAAGATCTTGCCTGTGGCCAAGGATTGCCTGTGGGCGGGCGATCAGGGTAATAGGTTGCTACTTGATTGGGAGCACCGCGCAGACTAAGAACAGGATTATTAGGCGGACATTGAATGTTGGAATCAAACATTACCCCGTTGTTGGCAAAGTTTTTAATGTATGTACGTGCTTCCATCTGTGTGGTGTTTGGATATTGTTCCATCATGCAGGCTATGAGACCAGCAGTTTGAGGGCTGGCCATGCTGGTTCCAGTTAATTTATTTAGGAAGTAGGCAGCATTCCTGGGGTCTGAGACTCCATTATTATATGCACTCATAATCTGAGTACCTGGGCTGCAAATATCACAGGCATTGCCCACACTGGACGTACCGTCTACTGCTTCGTTAGTCAAAGTGCCAATGTTTGCGGTGACCATGACTTTTTTCCAAGCGTTAGTATCCGGGGTGCCAGTGGCTGCATGAGCCGGTGATGGTAATCTATATGGATATTTGGTTTGATAGATGGGCACAACGCCGGCAAGTACAGTATATAAAAAATTATTTGTATTGTTATAGTCCGGACTGTCAGTGTTCACGCCCGCTAGGTCCCAGTTATTTCCGGCAGCCGCACACCAGATGATTCCTTCATTGGCGTTCATACTGTCAATGATTGCCTGGTCTGCCGCAGTGTCTTGTCCCGTGGAAAAAATCAAAGCTATGCCATACAGATTATAATAATCAGGATACAAGTTAAAACCTGTATTTAAAAATGTCTGTGGCGACCATCTGCCGTTATATGTGGCTTGTAGGGCAGTTTGCCCAGCCGGAGCAGTGGCAGGATAAGTGGTGGCAACACCTCGATAATTTATATCTCTAATATTGGGAAATGATGCATTTAGTGTCGGGCCAACAAAGTAATTTGAATTAATTCCAAAACTCATGTTCACCACAGTGGGATTTTTTCTACCAGTGGCAGGGTTTATACCTTTGACACTGTTGTGCCAGTATCTGATATAGGCCACAAGCTGTGCCAGTGTTGGTGTGGTTACTCCATTGGTTTGTTCACCATAGGGGCTGATATTGTAGATAGTAGAGTCGCTGGCCCATCCCTGAGTATTCCCAGCCATGGTTCCTGCCACATGTATACCATGTCCATTATTGCCATCGGTGCCGGCCGAATAATTGTAGTTTCCAGCAGCCTGTCCAGTGACCTGAGGATTATAAGCCCACCAGTTGATCTGATTCACACGACTTCCGCCGGTGCCATCTGCATTGACAGCATATTCTGGATGTCCAGGCAAAATATTTCCGTCAAATACCACAACATCAACATTTTTACCAGAACTGGTAGTGACAATTTGCGCTGCCTGATTGGCAGTGCCATCGCTGCCCCACCCAGAAATCTGTGCTCGATTGGCTGCACGTAGCAGTCCCCAATTCTTCATCTCTGATCTTACGTCGCCACTTTTATCCCAGTTTGCAGAATACTCATATCCAAGCGGCCTAGGTTTAAGGCCTGATACTTCGGGGTGTGCCTCAACTGCCATTACTCTAGGATCCAATTCTAGCCGTGCTGCTTCTATAGTTGACAACAGATATGTTGTGCTTCGAAGAGTTGGCATACGTTCATCACATTCAACTGCTCGTTCTGGGGCATACCCACGAGATCCTTGGCTTTCCATTTCATCATAGAAGTTGTCTTGGATATCAATGCTATGAAGAGTCACTACATATCTAACACGCTCATCAATATCTAATAGCGGCTGTTCCTGGTACCCAAGATATTGTCGAGCATGTGACAACAGTGCAACTGGATCTGGATTCTCTCCTAGCTCCTGCAATACCCTTGCTGATGCATCACTGGTGATGTTAATAGCCATGTTAAATTTCTAATCCAAGATAGGTAAATGTCACTGTGATAGCACCAGTGCTTCCGCTGAGATTCGTCACTGCAATAGGAATAGTGTTGCTGACCGGATTTTCATCATTGAATCCAATTGTTGCCGGACTCATTACCACAACATTTGCACCGGTGGTAATTGCTTCAGCAATTACACCTGCACCTGGTTGAGGATCAGTTGTTTGACTTCGAGTAGCGTCTGTTGTTCTTGCTGCAACATTGGTATACACCCTAATCCAACTTGCTGCTGAAGTGGTAATTTTGTAAATGGTATAACCTTTGGCTAAAACTACAGAGCCAGTGAAATATCCAGCATTGGCTATACTTGAAGTAGTGATAGCAACATTGGCACGATTTCCAGCACCGCCACCACCGCCTGTGACAACACCAGTTAAAAACGCACCATTCCCTAAAATATATGTGCCTGACACGTTCCCGGTTGCAGTAATGTTGCTGGCTGCAGATACAAGACCAGTTGTGTTGACATTTCCAGCATTGACATTTCCTGTTACATTGGCACCTGCTGATGCAGTTACTAACCCAGTGAACGTACCGGTGTTGCTGGAAATAGTTGTAGTAACTACATTTGACGAAATTACAGTAGTCAATGCACCATACGGTGCTGTCACAGCATTGCTGGCCACAACATTATATATTGATAATTGTGTAGGTGTGATTGTAGCACTTCCCACAGCAATTTGAGTAGCAACATCAAGCAGAGTTGTTGCTGTAGTACCGCTGGTAGTTAAATTTCCGCCTGTGACATTTCCTGTGGCTATAACAGCACCACTGGCAATCATACTAGCACCAAGTATATTACCGGTAGCTGCTACATTGCCACCAGTGCTGATTCGCCCTGCAAATGTCTGTTGTCCGGTTCCAGTTGCATTGATATTACCTGTTATGTTGACAGTGATTCCATCAATTAATTGCGTAACTGTAGTTCCAACGCGATTCCAGGCATTGGCAGTACTGTTGAATTGATAAGTGATATTTCCAACATTGGCTTGTTGACCGTTGGTTGGACTTGTAGGAAAAAATGCCATTAATACCTCCCAACAGCAATATCAATCACTTGAATGCTGTCATCTTCAATTACTTCAAGACTTTTACCAACTACACAGCCAGGAACCCAAAAGTTAGAGTCAACAACCCGGCCCACGCCTGGGGTGTCGCTGGTGGTAATCAAATCTCCTTTGGCAATGGGACCTTGCACCTTGCATGGTACTCGCCCGGTCAATGCCAATGGTACGCCAGAAGTTTTAGTATTCATTAGATACGCTGGATTAGTAGAAACTACTCCTGCTACTCTAGGATCATGATCACGTCTGGTTGTTGTGACATCTTTGGAACCAAAGAATATCAGCACAGTACCAGGCTCATAATCATCATCTGCTTCGTAAATTTCAGCCAAGTCAGCATACAATGCTGAAGTTGATGTGGCAAAAACCCTGTTAAAATAATTTGATGAATTACCAATATTGCCAACACCACTGACATTTTGATTTACAATGTTTCCAACTTGGAATCCATCAGGGGTAAAGGATGCCATTGTAGTACCTGCCACATTGGCATTAATGCTTCCGCTGGCAGTTACAATTTTAACTAGACTGGTACCTGAAATAATTTGTGTTGAGTCAACACTGATGCCAGTTAACTGACTGCCGTTGCCAACAAAATAGGCTGCACCAATATTACCAGTTGCTGAAGCAGTGGAGCAAGCAATGGCATTTGCAGTAATTGATCCGTTAGTGTCACGCTGTACTACTGTATTGGCTGCTGTTGAAGTAGTAGCTGGAGGTGTACCAATGCCTGTGATATCCACCCATTGATCGCTGTCGCCGTCGTTAACATACTGATAAACAATGCCGTTGTTGGTGTTGAACCAAAAATCTCCAGCAGTTGAACCAGTGGGTGCTGTGCTTTGCGCATCAAATTTTACAGTTCCACCGCTGACAAACGGTACTCCATTGGCAAAGTAATAGTTGTTGGTTAAAATATTGCCTGTTGTAACATTACCTGGTAATATTGCCCCGGATGTTGTCAGTAACATTACATTGGCTACGCCAGCAACATCCATTTGGATATTACCTGAAAGATTGGGCAAGTCAACTTTGGAAGTACCATTCTGAATACGATTAGCTGATGCAATCCCAGCTGGAATATTAGTTAATCCTGAACCATCGCCAATAAACGTACCGGTGGTGACAAAATTTCCCACTGAAGTAATAGTATTACTTGTGATGTTGTTTGCTGTGATGTTGGCAGTGGGAAAAGATACAACATTTGAAACCAATAAATTTGTTGATTGGATATTACCAACTACATTTAATGTACCGGTATACATACTAATGTTACTAGTTGGTCCTAGAGTTACAATCTCTAAATTGCCAGAGACACGCTTAATAGTAGGCATTGATTATTCCTTTTGATTATTTATGCTATTCAAGAACAGCGCAATGTCCTGATGTTTGAGGTTCTTTATCCCATCTAATTCTGGGTGCCGTTGGGTAGTTGGCCCGCACACCCTAATCCAGGAAATCATGGGGAAATCTGTGGTCACAGCTCGTATCTGCTTGATCCAATTGCCAGTGAATGTAGGAAGATCGCCTATGCGTTTGTAGAATTCTGTGCCTGCGTAAACATTGTTAAACTTACCATCTGAGTTTGGACCCATGTCATACCCTATGAGGTATATGGTGTCGTGCCCATCTTCGGCTGCAATACTGGCACACACAGGACCTGAGCTGTTTCCATAGTATTTCTTAGAAATCTGATGTGCCCCCCGTCCTGGAATGCAGCGGCGAGTGTAGAATCTTTTTCTAGCACTGTATCCTGATTCTTGAATACGTGTGCTTATGGGCTGATCAGTTGCTATCAGCACATCAGGCTCGTATTCTTTGTACAAGGCATTGCATCCGTAGATTGGCCCGTGTTCTCGCAATCGTGGTAGATCAAGTACCTGCCGGCTAACGCCATTTCCCAAACAAAATGCAGTAGTCATAAAAAATCCTCCCTGTATGTATTCCAGGGAGGATGGGGGAGCAAGCTAAAATCAGCTAGTCCATTTTTCAAGTTGACCTGGAATAACTGTAGTATCAGCAGTGCCAGACTTGATAACAGTTCCCTCATCAGTGAAGAAGTTAGATACATAACGAACATCACCGGTAACGTCAGATTGTGTGTATCCGTTACCACCAGTCCAGTCCAGTAACCACTTATTGGTTAATTTACTGATGTAAGTAATAGTTGAGTCGCCCACTGAGAATCCAATGGCCATAAGACCAGCAGCCGGGGTTGCATCATTGTCTAACACACAGACACCAACTTCTTGACAAGTACCTGTGGTGCCTGCACCTGAAGCTACTGTTACTTGAAATATTGTGCCAACTGCGGCGCCCACTGGCGCACCCATGGACAACCAGTTAGTGTCGCCTAATACCGCAATGCGAACACTTACTCCTACCACAGCATTGGCAGGATCAATAGCGGTATTGGTAGCTACTAAAAACTTGTGTGAACCTTTTTGGCGCAAAATAACACCATCATCTACCCCCGTGGCACTGTTGGTGATGTTAACAATACATTTGACAATAGGGTTGGTTGCTGATGTTGCAGTGGTTCGCAAACCACCAACTACACCTAGATAGTCTGCTGCACTTAGTGTAGTTGGATTAACATTGAACACTGGATCAGTCAATGAACCAAAATTAGGAAAACCAATGTCAATGCCTACTGCTGCACCTGGTGAACCTTGACCTGAATTTGTTGAATATTTTTGTATTTTGAGAGGACGTCCCATTTGTTTTCTCCTTAAAGAAGTCCGATGTGGGTTCTAACCACTACGCGGTGGGTTAATACCGCATAAGCCGCATTATTGCAGACAATGTATTTATAGATATTTTGGTATTTTTATAGTACAATAACTATATCTATGATTACTCTGACTTTGACAAATCACACAAGTGATTATGAGTTGTACTTTGATTTAGTTGATATCCCAATTGCTCATCGCTGGCATCAAGAGGTCAATATATTTGTACAACATAATCAGCCTTGGGACGATCCTCAACGATTTTATAATTTTCCAAATACCGTGTGGAATCAAGAATCCACTGCTAAAAAAATACAGCAATTGTGCGAGACTATCAATGCATACAGTCCTGGATTAATTATTATACCCAAATCTTCTAGCATTACTCAAGATGAACTCAACTATTTGCATAATATCTTTGAGCGTTATCATGGATTATATGATCAGCAGATAACAAACCAGTTTTATTCTAATGCGCCCACTGAAGTTCAACAAGCACTGGGTGATTTAAACATTTGGATACATCGTTACGAAAGTCTTGGCGGCATACCAAGATTTGTAATGACCTGGAGAGACAAGCCCGGAAGACAGCCTATACAAGACACAGACTTTGGGCATTTCTCGCTCGCCGAAGAATGGGGCGATCTTAGACTGAACTACTGTGAGATTGGCAAGCCCTTGTATGACCTATGGCACGACAATGATCGTTATATCTCACACGACGCATTTAAACCACAACATTGGTTCGCATTTGATTTCACTGTGAGATTTGCCACTGAGCCCAAAGAACACTTTGATCAAGTTGAAAATCAAATTTGGACATACTTTGATCAAAACGCAGATATGTTTTCAACCCTGGGATATGAAAAGCATGATCCAAAACTTGCATTGGGTGCAATTACTGTGGCCAAACTACAGCAGCATCAACCACGCGATGTCATCATGCAGATGATTGACCAACATCAAACAGTCAAAAGTATTTCAATTTCATAGTCAACAAAAAAGCCCCTTGAGGGGCTTTTTTGATTGGGATTGCTCTCTGATTAGGAGAACGACAGGTTCGAAACAGCGATCTCACCCAGATAGTCAGCTGCGTTACCGAAGCTGCTTGCTGTGTTAGTAAGTTCGATGTAACCATAACGAGTCATAAATGACACGACTGGTTCGAATGTTGTTGGATCCAGAACAACACCGCTTGACATTAAAGGAATGTATGGGCAGTAGAATGCTGCTGCATCTGCTTCTGAAGAACCTTTGTAACCAACCAGCACAGGTGTAGTGTCAGCAGCATAGCTGTCAACAAACACACGCATTGCGCCGTTCAGTGTACCAACAAACTTGGTGTTGGTAGGTGCTTCAAATGTACCTTCAGTGGTACGTGCAAAAGCTGAAGTTGTTGCTGACTGCAGAACAGTCAATGCTGCTGAAGAAACAACAGCCCAGTTACCAGCGCCACGACGTGTACGCTGAGCGATCAAGTTAGCAACACGGTTGATCAGAACTGCCAAAGCGGCGTGTTCGTCACCAACGAATGTAGCTGTACCAGATACAGTAGCTTGGTTGTATGTAAACTCAGTTGCAGCAAGAGTACGCAGGCTCAACAGAATTTCTTGGTCAATTTCAGCTGTAATTTCTTGAGCCAAAGCTGCCATGATTTCTGCTTCTACATCAATGCCGTGCATTGCTTGTGCGTCTTGAGCTGCTTCAAAAGTCCAGCGAGCTTGCAACTTACGTGTTTTAGCTTCAACAGCCTGCTTCAGGATTTGAACGCTGATGTTACGACCACCAGAACCTTCAAGAACCGAAGTGTCAGCACCAGTGTAGCGAGTCTGACTTGCGCCAGGAACGCCAGCAGATACTGTGGTTGCTGAAGAGTAAGCTGTTGCAATCTTAAATGGTGACAGTGCTTCGTCGCCAGCAACTGTTGAAGTTGCAGCAGCAGAAGTGTCAGTCATTGAGCTTGCATAGCGAACACGCAGAGTGTGAATCTGACCAACTGGACCGGTCATTGGCTGAACGCCAACCAGTTCGTTAGCAATAACTGTTGGCATCACACGACGGATAACCGGCAGAATGACGCGATTCAGTGTTGCAACGTTACCAGAAGCTGTGCTACCAGCAGTTGCATTTTCTTTCAAATAACGACGTGTGTTCTCGAGGATAACACCCATGGTGCTACGACGTGAACCTTTAAGGCCTTCCATGAGAGCGTCTTTGGTTTCGTCCCAGCGGCTTTCAAGTAATTCTTGTGACATTTAAGTCTCCTTATATTTCTTATAGCCCAGCTAGTCTCTTGATATCAATCACATTGCTACGATTGTCATCTTGAGCCGGAGCTTGCTTATCACCAGTTACTTCGCTAACACTTTCTGTAATTACTTTTTGAGTTTTTACGGAACGGTTTTCGAGTACCGCTGGTAGATACTTTTCGAATGCGTTTTTCAGACGAGCTGTTTGTACGCTTTCGAGCAGATTCTTCATAATTTCTTGTTTCTCTTTGTTA